TGTAGGTGTCGATGCCACCTGTTCCCGTAGTGATGAATTTTGCTATGATGATGTCGTTTCGGTTTCTGCCGGATTGCCCGTTGACAATCTCACAGTCAATATAATCTCCGTACGGGATGCGGGCAAAATGTCCGCCTACTACGATAACTCCGTCTTTTACTCGTACTTTGTTGTTACTGATCACCTGACTTTCACATTGCTGGCCGATCATCATGACCCCATCTGATCCGATAATGCTCTGATAAATCGCTGCGTCGTCTTCCGCGTAAATATGTGCCTCCGCCGCTGGGTCGGTATTGATTGTAATTCCTTTCAGTTCTCCCATCTAGTCATCTCCTTTTACTTTATATTCTGTTGTTGTTTTTCCGTTTTTTGTTTTTATGATTTTTCTAACGATCGGCTTTTGTAGTCTCGTTCCTGTAATTTCTTCATATCCGCCGACGATGTCGCCGATTTCCAAGTCGATCCCTTCTACGTTTACGTCGATGCTTTTATAGTTTTGCAGCTCTTTTAGACGCTTTGCTCCATCCTCTTCCAGCTTTTCTTTGTCTGCGCTCGAAAACTCATAAACCGCTTCATTTTCTTCAAGTCCAGTGTAATACGGGGTCTTTCCGATGCTCCCGTCCTTTTGGACGTATAAATGCAGAATGATCCTTTCTTCGTTTTGTCCTTTTCCGGCACAGATTAAGTGATTCACGCCACCTCTGTAATCTTTTACGGTAAACTGCACCTCTCCATCTTGCGAGTATTCCAGCGTTTCTGAATAGTTTTTGATCTGTACGGCTCTGACGGAAACGTATCCATAATCAAGGTTTTCCGGCTCAACGTAGCTGATCTGCAGGCGATATCCTTGAGCGCTTAACATTTTATCGACTGCATCATATAACGTGACGTATCGGTCGATCTGCCAACCTGTGACGGTGATCCCTGCCTTTTCTTCCGGCACAAAAAAAAGACCGTCGAATCGGTCTTTGATAAGATCTCTCAAAATATCGTTTAAATCTCCGCTTACTGTCAGGTGATCCTTTCCCTCCGGCGGTTCTATGATTTTTCGCTTTAGCAGTCCTCTCCACGTTGTGCCGCACCACACAATTTCTTGCGTTTTGGTCATCACTTCAAGACTGTTTAGGATTCCGCCGTATTCTGTTCTCGGTACAAAAATGCGATTTCCGTACCAGTACCGCTCTTTTGTCCACTCTTCCTGCGGCAAGCAGATTTCAAAGTCGTCCGCATCTCCAAGATCCATGTCGATCGCAACGCTCTGATCTAAAAATCCCAGCTCTTCTCCGTTTTTTCGGGCAATGGTAAATTCCAGCGGAAATAGATCTGCATTTCGCACAATCAAGTCCCGAGTTTCTTCCGTTACTCCACCATTATCCCCAGTTGCGGTAATCATTACCGGGTAAACCACTTCTTTCGCTTTCGTTGCCGGCGCGTTTAGTTTTCCTTGATAGCGATTTTCTCCGATTTCCGGTAAATTCTGCGCGCTCCCATTTAGCGCTGCTTCCACCCGCTCCATCTTGGTTCGCTCCTTTCTTCGTAGATCACGAGATCCCAGTCAAATTTACCCGACCATACAACTTTTTGCCGTCCGGGTGGGATCTTTTTAAAAAATTTCTTTCCTTTTTCCCGGTTATGAAACGCGTTGACTTGCTCACCGTTTTTTGATATTTTTGTAACGATCCTCGTGCGGCTGTCTATCTCCAACCGTTCTCCCTGCTCCAAAACAATATTAACTAAATAGCTTTTATCTCCGATGATGACTTGAGGGTTTACGACCGGCCCATAAATTACAAGTGTAAAATTTGCATCTGTAAAATGATGGTTTTGGATGTATGTGTTGTTCATGCCATTTGCGTAGCGGTGAGGATAACGCCCAGGGTAGCGTTTATTATCAGATGACGATACGCCGTAACTGTGAAACGTATACGGGTTTTCTTTTGTCCATATTGGACGTGGACAATACAATTTCACCTTATTTTGTGAATAATAGACTGCTATATCCGACGTTTTTGTTTCGGACGATGTTACAAACCCATCTATGTAATAATCCCCAAAATAAATTCTTCCCGGTCTCTCTAGTAAAACATCTGTTTCGAACGCATCCTGCATTTCATCCAAAAATGTTTTTCGATCTTCCAACGCTCCTCTAACCGTAAAAGTGATTTCGTACTCCGCCGCGTCTTTCTCAAAACCTTGTACAGTTTCTCCTATTTTTCTTTTGCTCGTTTCCGGCGTCCAAGCGTGCTTGTGAAAATTTCCGCTTGTTGCTCTCACTCTTGCATCGTAAAATTTATATTCTTTTCCTTCTGAATTGATATATCGTATCATTTTTGCTTTACCTTTATACTTCCAACAAAGCTCTGCCTAATTCTCGTCTGTCTAAAAGCATTGTAACTTCTTGCTTTTTCCCTGCTATAGTAATCAGCACTTCTTCTAGTGCATCCAGTCTTTCTTCGATGCCGCGTCTCCCGTTTTCGTTCCCTGTTTTTCCGATGTTTGTCGTATATGATAGATCTGTTGTCAATGGGTCATATGCAGCTTTTTTTACAAGGTTCGCGGAGTCTGTTACTAATTTCGCATCGCCCGAAATTCCGTTTGCAATTCCTTGATCGATCATATTACCTACGTATTCTCCCCAGCGCGAAGGCGAATGAATCCCGAAGAAGCCTAATATGTTGTCTTTAAAGTCTCCCAGCGCACTTTTTACCGCGTCCCACAATGCGCCTGCTGCATTTGCTAATCCGTTCGCGATTCCTTTTATGATATTTAACCCGATTTTTCCCCAGTCCACGGATAAAAACTCATTTTTTATGTTCGTTATGATCGTTGGTATTTGTGCGATCAATTTCGGTATTGCCTGTATTAATCCCGCAGCCAATTTCCCGATGATTTCGATTCCGCTTTGTAATACAGACGGCAAGTTTCTCCCTATTGCTGCTACATATTGTATAATTGCACTTCCTGCCGCTGATGCAATCTGCGGCAAATTCGTTATAATACCGTTGACAAGATTTAAAATAAGCTCCGCTCCCTTTTGCATTATCGTCGGAAGCATCGACTGCATTCCGCTAACAAAACTTACTATTGCTTCGCCTGCCATCGTAATTAATTGTGGGAGCGATTCTAGTATTCCGTTCGCAATTTTCGTCACCATCTCGACGCCTTTGTTTAAGAATTCCGGTAATTTCTCCGATATTCCCGTCATGATCGTGTCTACTATATTTGTATCTGTTCCCAGTGTTTCAACCGCCGCTGTCTCCAATCCCGTTTTTAATCCCGTTATCAGATTTTGTGCAACAAGCAGCCAATCCATTGTTAAAATCGCATTTGCAAAAGATGCTACCAAGTTCAGCGCCGCCTCCGCAAGGTACGGAAGCGCTGTTATAATTCCTGTTACAAGCGACGTCACAAACGAAACTCCTGATTCTAATATTTGATCGCTGTTTTCTGCGATCATGTTCAGCCCTGCCGCCGCAAAATCCTTTCCGAGCAAATCAGGAATTGACGCCAGCACATTTCCGATCATCGGTATTAAGTTACCTGTCAAAAATGTAGCGACCGTTTCTCCTACCTGTTTTAATTCGTCCGTGATATCCTCTCCGATAGCGATATTTCCAAGAAGATTGTTAAACGCCGCTTTCATGGATGCCAAAGACCCCGACAGTGTTGTTTCCGCTTCTTTCGCCGTTGTTCCTGTAATTCCAAGCTCTCCTTGTATTACATGAATCGCCGAGTATACGTCTGATAAATTATTGATATCATACTTTACTCCTGTAATTTTTTCCGCATCCGCAAGCAGCCGCTCCATTTCCGTTTTTGTGCCGCCGTATCCTAGTTTTAGGTTGTCCAGCATTGTGTAGTTTTGCTTTGCAAAGCCTTGATATGCGTTTTTGATATCCTCCATGTTCGATCCCATTTTGTTCATGTTATCGGACATGTCTGTCATTGCCATATCTGCCACATCTGCCGCTTTAGCTGTATCATTTCCTAAACTTTGTAACAGACTCGCGGAGAAGCTTGTTGTTAACTGCATGTATTCGTTTGCGCTCATCCCAGCCGTCTTGTAGGCGTTCGCAGCGTTTTGTTTTACTTTCTCTGCACTGTCTTTAAATAGTGTTTCAATTCCGCCTATGCTTTGCTCTAGTTCTGCGCCTTCGCTGATTGACGCAGAAATGGCTTTTCCGATCCCCGCCGCGATTACAGCGACT